GCCTGAATGACACACGGGGACTACAGCCCGAAATACGAAAAAGGCCGCGCAGTTGCGCAGCCTTATGAATCCTGGTTAAAATCCGCACGATAAAAATGACAATGCAAGTATCTCATGCTGTTGCCCGAACCCACTCGGGCTTTTTTTTGCATGTAAAAAGGCTCCTGCGATGAGGAGCCTGGATATATGCCTAATCTCTGTATACAGCATGATGCCGGGTGCCTCCCGGTGAGTTCGGCCTGGTGCCACCAAACCCGCGTATTCTCGCTTACGATCATCAAAGAGATCATACCGTTCACCAGTCGCCCCTCCGCACAGGGGGATTCACCATGCAGAAATTTTCTAACACATCTATTATCAGACCGGCAACAACTGACTGAATTGAGATGTATTTAACATTTATGAATCTCCGCCTGCTATTTTCACTGAGCTATTCTGAGTCAACGAAAAATAACTTCGCTGAATCCCCCTCCATTATGACAGGCATTAGTTTTAATGGTTACAGTCATCCCCGTAATTTGCGCACTGAGAAGAAGAGACTGAAGATTCCATCTGTTGGTAAATAATTCTTTATCACCCACTTTAACTGTAAAGGTATCGTCATCATTATATTTTGTATACTCCACCTTTCCAGTTACACAATCAGGCGTCGCCAGCGCACTTGCTGAAAAAAATGAAAGCGATGCAGCTATTAATAATGTTTTTTTCATTTTACCCCCTCAACTGCTAATAGTTCTGCGCATCAGAATTGCCCCCAGAGTGGATGAATCCCACAATATTTTATTGTGCGTAATCCCACGGACTCTTCCATCTGCCGGACACATAGAAGGAAACTCATCAGATGCCATTCTGGCAACTCGCGATGCATGATGATGACAATTCAGTATTAATGCCACGCTTCCCAGAATTGCATTAATGCTTCCAAAAGAAATTCTTCCTACACGAACAGAGTCTTGTCCATGATAGTCAGGCAGGACGCTACTCAACCTTCCCCAGTTCAATGTAAGATCAACATCTTCAGCAGTCATTACATAAGAACGCCCACTGAGATCATCCAGTGTTGTACGAAATCCCCTCTGTATTTGCCGAAAACGTAAAGCTTCAGCTGTCACAGTAACAAACCGTAACATCGCTCTTGCCACAGACTGCGTCAGTGAGGTTCCACTATGCGACATTAAATCCAGATAAGAAGTAGTCAACGAATGGCGATTTATCTGCATCCCCGTACGACTGATCCCTGCAACACGCTGTAACGTGGTATAGCTACTGTCACCAGACAATGTAACCGCTGTTGTACCTGGAAAGGTAACATGTGAAAAATCAGCAAAGCGATAAAAAACATTATTTGTCCTGTTAACAAATCCTGTCACATATAAATTATTTCGTTCAACAATAAGCCGTAGATTATTAAACCGCCCTTCCTCTGGATCTATCCCTCTGACATCAACTGCAAACAAATTATCCCCTGTGCCACTATCAATCATCAGTAAAGACGTACCTCCTGATGAAATAGTCTGTAATGGAGTACCTATTGCAGAGCGAATGACATTCAGCGAATCTACATACGTCTTTGCAGTCGAGAAGTCTAAGGTAAATTCCTTCGCCACCACATTAACTGAAAAGATAACAAAGAAAAAAGTTAGCACTCTAAAAATAATTATTTTCATATTACACAATACTCCTTGAGCACCATACGATAACTATATTCTTGACATCCTCCACGCCCTGAAGGACGGCGTTTTACGGCGCACCGGATAAACGTAACAATAACGTAATGAAAATGATAATCATATTCAAAGAGAGCTGCAACCTTAACATATCTGGTCAGATCTCATGCGACTACTTGACGTACGTAGATAACAACATTTATTGATACACAGGATGTTACGGACATAAAAAAGCCAGCCACTGGGGGAGGCTGGCAAACTCGTAGAGCAAAATGCTGTTACGCAAACTTCGTTACAGGGTCATCCTGCAATACAAAAAATACACAATATTTAGAAAACTAATAGTGCCATGTGCAATTTTTAAGATTTTGTTATTAATTGTGGTCGCACCTTCCTTTCTGTGTACTTTCCGTATAGCTCACAGGATTCTGGGTACAAAAAAACCCGCGCATCGGCGGGTTAAGCAGCGTGGCAATGTAACCACTCTTATCATGATATGCAGATTTTTACGATCGTAAACTATTTTTTCGCTGATAAAATACAGAGGTTCTCCCTCCCGGCAATTCACGCTCAACATACCGATCCATCTCAAGCCTCACTCCCAGCATCATCAGCATGCCTTCAACAATCCCCTCCGCTTTGTGAAGGCGTTTACCTATACAGGTGTCAGAGCACCCATGTTTCCGTGCCAGCGCCATGAACGTCTCCCCCAACACGTAATAATCAACCAGCAAGTCATGCAGATCGCTGTTGTTCCTGTTAAGGCGAGCCATACACCCGCATATAATCATCGCGTCATCGTCACAACACTGTGGACGTGATTTTACTTTTTCGGGGATCAGTCCCTTAAATCCGGCAGCAATGGGCGACCATGTAACATCCTCATGGTTATTTGCCGCCCATGCCCCCCAGCGCTCAAGAACCTGCCGGATATCACGCATCAGTATCTTTACCCCATCCGCGATGAACCATAAGGACGCCATTGACGACGGCGTGCTTTTTCCCTTCTTTATCGCCAATGTATTTTCTGACTGTGGCACGATTGCAGTTCAGTATTCGGGCTACCTCGGTCTGATTTCCATATGCCTCAAGGAGCATGTCAGGAATGGTTTTTACTGTGAACGTCATGCGGCCTCACTTCTGCTGTTTCGCAGGTCTTTAAGTTTCTGCTGATACTTCGCCTTGATCGCCCTGCATTCTTCGACAGTCCAGCGATGGCGGTTATGGTTCGATTCGATTTCGTCTACTGCTTCCTGCCCGATGCGGTTAATCAGTTCGACGCGATACGGAACGAGATTTCCGCTTTTGTGCTGGTTGCACACCACGCATTGCTTGTGAATATTGCGTTCATCAAATCGGAGTTGAGGTGTCGCAGCAGTTGTCCGGTAATGTCCGGCATCCCACTGAGCAGACGTGAGCGTTCCGCACGAGATACATGGTAAGTCGCGGTCTCTTTCTCTGATGAAGGCGTTTACGGCTTGTTGGGCTTGTTTAATCCAGTAACTGCGGGGCTTTAAGGCGAGTTTTCGAATCTTCAGTTTATCTTTCTGTTTCTGCTCCTCTCGTCGTCGTTTCTTCTCTGCTGCTTTTTCCGCTTTTTCGCGTTCTTTACTTCGTCGTTCGAGTGCTAATTGAGTTCCGTGTTCCGGGCAGCACCACCACTGATTTGAGAATGCCGGGTGAAACCATTCCTTGCATATTTTGCATTTCCTTCGCGCTGGTTTAGCCATTAAGCAGCCTCCCTTGTTACTTTCAGCATTCCGTTATCGAGCAGCTTTCTGGTCAGCCACTGTTGACCACGCCCGGTGATTTTTGTGGTGAACGATATCTGTATTCCGTGATTTGTATTGACCGCTGTTTCTTTCACTGTGAAATAGCCACGATCCATATATTCCTGCATTGGCACATTGCGCCGGGAGCCTGAAGCAATAAGGATTTTGTGATCGCGCATCCACGCAAACAGTTTGTTTGGACCAATACCAACAACCTTTGCAAAGTTTCCAATCAAAATTCCGCTGGCCTCGCCAACGCGATCGGCAAACTCAACTTTAGGTGCTGCGAGAGCAAGCTGTTTCTCCAGTTCAGCCTTCTGGTCTTCAAGGTCGGCCGCAAGGCGCAATGCCTCAGAAAAGGTTTGTGGTATTTTCGCGGTTGCCCCTTCGAGTTCTCGCCAGCGGTCAACAAGGCGAGCGGTGAATTCCGGCGACAACTGGGCAACGACAATAATGCTGTCGCGCTTACCTTGTTCGCCCTCAAAAACGTAAGCCTCTACGCCACGAAGTAATCCTAAGTTATTGATTTTTTCGAAAACCACCATTGGGGGATTTCGGATCACACCTCGAACCGCCAGTCGTTCAATGGATTGTTTCACCTTGTCATGACGGCTTCCCACCAACTCAGCGATTTCAATGCTTGTCATTTTGATGGCATTGCTATTTATCAGCTCATTCATTGTCATGTCCTCTCACATTGAAAATTCAGCAATAAAAAACCCAGCCGAAGCTGGGTTTGTTAAGTTGTCAATTGTCAGTAGCGATGCAGTGAAGGCGGCAACTCTTTGTTCTTAAGCCTTTCCCATGCCAGAAGGTTCGTCGGCCCGTCAGGCTCATAAATATCTATATCCCGCGTGTGATTAATTAAAACGCCCCTCGCCCTCCCGATGATATACGAGAACTCATAGCCGTAGTCGTGGCATATGCCGGAATAGCCAGACTGAATCAGTTTTAATGCGGGATACAACTCACGGAACAATGCCTGTGAGCGGTTGGCATAATCCCACAGCCATACAAGGCTGTCTGTTTCTTTTGCGGAAAGCCCGTTGAGCTTCTTCTCTTGTTTGCCAGTATTTTTCTCGCACTGGCTGAAATAGCAGTCTTCCAGTTTTTCGAACACATCCCACGCCTGATCAGTTTCGAGCATTTTTGCGTGACGGGCTGCGCCTCGTTCTGTCCAGAGTATGAGGGAGCGGGCTTTCGGGGAAATTTGTAACCCTCTTAAAGATGGTTGCAAATTTTGTGAGTTACTTAAAGTAACCCGCAAATTTTGTGAGTAGTTTAAAGCTACCCGCAATTCTTTAAGGTCATTACCAACAACTTTGAAAAAGTGTTTCCCTTCAACGAAGCGTACTTTGTTCTCATGATGATTCTGGCGAATACGCACCGGCTCAGTGCCGTAAAGCTGCGCCAAAAGTTCGGTGGTAATAACAGGAATCTGGTTATGGGTGATCGGGGAGAGAGTTTCAACAGAAATTTGAGTTGTCATAATGACGCCCTCTGGTGGTTTCTTAATAACTCACCACCGACGACGCCAATCGTCTGGTGGTGAACTGTGCAGGGTTGGCGTAACCGGGAAACCGACCGGCGCGGATCTCTCCGCCCCCACACAGCCCACCATAATTCAGATGTGCGCGTGCATACGACAATAAAAAACACGCTCGCGGCGTGTATCTGTCGCGGTCTCTATCCAGGACGCCAATCCCGACGCCAGATTTTGCTGGCGCGTGAGGAATATAGCCCCGAATAAATCATCGCGTCAATCACCTTGTTTTCCTCGCACGATGTCTTAGCCACCGGATATCCCACAGGTGAGCCGTGTAATTGAAGGTTTTTACGTCAGATTCTTTTGGGATTGGCTTGCGTTTATTTCTGGAGCGTTTCGTTGGAAGGTATTTGCAGTTTTCGCAGATGATGTCGGTGATACTTCGTCGCTGTCGCCTCATGCCGCCCTCCTGACGCCCTGCCCGATCGCCATCAATGCCGCTTTGGATACAGTAGTAAACATTCGTCGAGGACTGATGAACGGTCGCCAAATCAGCAGCATGGAGCCTTTGCTGTTTCCCTTCTTCTCCAGCCCTGTCGATGGTTCGATAAAATTAATCCGTCCATCAGTGATGATGCGAACTTCGTCAACACTCTCCAGAGCCTTGCTGAACCATCCGACTGACATATCCTCTGGCACAAGCATAACTACCGTCTGTCGCTGTTGTATGCACTGCTCAGCGGCTTTTTCCACCCACGGCCTGATATTGCTGTACGGTGGGTTATTCCAGATTGCACCGTGGCTTACCCACTCAGAATTGAGCGCGTCGTCGGCCTCAGTTAGCCAGTGAGCGCACAGAGCATTTTTGTCGCTCGCTGCCGAATCCAGCCAGAATCCAAACTCAATATCCAGTGCATCAAAAAGCCAAAGCGGCGTTTGCCAGCAGTCCTTGTCGTGTGCTGGCGTATTTGATTTGATAGTCATGCAGCCCTACCTTTTCGTTGTGACCATTCATACTCTCGCCGGGAGTCATCACTCCACCGCACGTTGCGCTCTGAGCCGAACCAGAACATGATTTCGATAAGCTCAGTCATGCTGGCCTTCCGCATTTTGCTGGTACGCACGCCAAGCATGACAACGCCACCGTCGATACCAGGCACACTTCGTTGCTCCAGTTTTTTGGTCTTAAGCCACAGGGCAGTGAACAGGTCTTTCCAGTCTTCCGGCGCCAGCCGTTGACCATGCCATAGCACCTGACGCGAAACATCGTTCAGCATCGGCCACATACGGTCATTCTGCGCTTTGCTGCGCTTGGGTTCTTTAACGTGGACTTCGTGGGGTGACTTGTCGTCGATGGGTAGTGAGAGAATGGCGTCTATGGCGTTATTTCTGATTGCTTCGTTGCGAAGCAGAAAGGTTTGCTTCATCTCCTGCTCTCCGGTTCCATTTTTCAGCCGCCGCAGCAACTGATGGTGCCCATGCCCCCCTGGCTTCACAGAGGTCACATTCTGCATAGCCCCACACATCAATATTTATTCCGGCCTCAACCCACAGACGAGCATTACCGCCGCAAAACGGACATTCTTTTAGCTTTGGCTGGGTTAATGATAGGTCGCTCATGCTCACTCCTTCACTTTAAATCCAGACTCCGGATAATTCTGTTGCGCTGAAACTCATTGTTGAGTTTGAACAACCGTCGAAGAACACGGTCACGCGGATAGCGTCGTGCGGCAGGTGAATGCTCATACAACTCATCAAGCGGCAAACTGGACGATGAACGATACCGATACCAACGCACCAACTCTTCACGAAAATTAGCCCTGACAAGCTCAGCTATCGTACTCATTTCTTAAAACCTCCTCAAACGCATTCTGACGCATTTTTCATTCTCGCTGCTTATTGGCATACCTTGCACGCGTTTACCTCGCTACAGAGCGATTGTGATGCCTTAAAAGCGATTTATTGAAGTGATATTTGCTTAATCGAAATTCTTTTCTTTGATTCCTGCGGCCCTGATGGCTTTCATTACTGCAATTACCGTTTTGTCACGCCCATCCTCATAACCCATCGCATAAGCACCTTCTTCACCATCTTTCCAAAAGTCGTCATTCGATTCGGGCCAGTCGATATCCAGTTCAATAGCAGAGCGCGATGCCTGCCATATCACCCAGGCAAACTCTTTTAATTCATCGTCTCCCGTGAACTGGCTTTTGTCTTTTGACCACCAGTTTTCAAACTGTCGGTAGCTATCGTTCACTTCCCTCTCCCCCAAATAAAAAGGCCTGCGATTACCAGCAGGCCTGTTATTAGCTCAGTGATGTAGATGGTCATCTTTTAACTCCATATACCGCCAATACCCGTTTCATCGCTGCACTCTGGCGACACTCCTTAAAAATCAGGTTCGTGCTCATCTTTCCTTCCCGTTCTTCCCTGGTAGCAAACCGGTAATACACCGTTCGCCAGACCTTACCATCAATGACCAGGATTCCTGCCCGCGCCATTTTAGCCGCAGCCTGATTTATGCTGGTTACGGTTGCGCCTGTTACCGCGGAAACGTCCTGTGCACAGAAGTTCTTATGCGTCCCGAGGTAATGAATAATTGCCTCTTTGCCCGTCATACACTTGCTCCTTTCAGTCCGAACTTAGCTTTAATTTCTGCGATCTTCGCCAGAGCCTGTGCTCGATTTAGAGGTCTGCCGCCCATGACAGGAAGTTGTTTTACTGGTTCAGGTATCGTCTCACCACGGTTAATTCGTGCTGTCATACAGGTCAGTTCATCGGCAGCCTTGCGCCGTAATTCCGCGTCAGTCAGCGCATTGGCCCGCATGTTCTGGTACAGGTTGGTAACCAGCCAGTAGTGCGCGTTTGATTTCCACGGATAAGACTCTGCATCCGGATACAGGCCACGCTTCCGGCAATACTCGTAAACCATATCAACCAGCTCGCTGACGTTTGGCAGTCCGGCGATAACGGATGCTTCTTCCCGGCACCATGCAACAAACTGCCCGGGTGATGGAAGAAATGGTCGATTCTGCCGACGGGCTACGCGCATTCCTGCGTTAACCTGTTCCATCGAGGTGATCCCGTTTTCCCGGAAAGCCAGAACCCACTGGCGGCGGATTTCATTCAGTTCGTTCTGGTCCCGGTTAGCCAGACTCGCCGGGAAAGTTGCCAGTAACTGGCTGAACACACCGTTGATGATCTGCGCTACCTGTTGTACCTGCGGCTTTTCGTCGTACTGTTCCGGCATGTTGTTGGTGATCCGACGCATCTGCTCACGGTCAAAGTTAACCATCTGTGCGGCGATGTTTTTCATAAATCCACCCCGTAAATCCAGTCAGTGTTTGTCAGGTCGAGTTTTGGTTTTCCAGCTGTCACGCCAGCCTGTTGCTTGTTACGGTTGATTTCGAGTTGGGTCCACTTGTCGCGGAGTTTGGCCGGACTTAGCACGTTACCGGACCAGAAGTTGTCCTGGCATGCCCAGCGGAACAGCACGCACATGTCGCGGTGGTTACGTCCGTCACGTTCACG